CCCTTTTGAGAGTGGCTTCTTCCTACTTCACACCGATTACCAAGATAGTAATGGTGATGTAGCGGTAGAGCCAGTAGTGGTGCTAGGGCGCTGTACAGACACTAAGTAAGTACCCGACGCAGGCGTTACGCTCGCGGCAGTTGGGTTCACAAAGCGAATGGTCAGTTGGTCAGCGGCAGACACATAAGCGTCAAGAACGCCTACGCCTGCTGTCTGAGCGCCATTGAACGCCACAGAAACCATGTCACCAACGACCAAACCAATGCCTGTTGAGGCAAAGTTTTGTGCGGCAGTAGTGATGGTTGCAACAGCGGCTGGGGTAAGACTCAAAGAAAACACGCCACCTTTGACCACATTGGTCATTGGGGCAAAGGATTCTTGAGTGATGGTGGTTGCTGGGCCTGGATTTGCCATGATATTTATTCCTTAAAAGAGTTAAAAATTAAGCGGCAACGCGGCAAGCGAGTTCTGGGTACAAAGGTGCCCAGCCGTACAACACATCTAAACGAGTAGGGATGCTATCGTTGTTGATAGTGTACTGACGCACAACACGCATTGACAGACCGATTTCCTTGTCAGAAGCACGACCAGCAAAGTGGACACCCTCTGGCAACTCAAGGTCGGCTACTGCGAGAGTAAACGCATTGCGGTGCATGATGATGTTCTGTGGAGACACAGTACCAGTGCTGTTGAACTGAGTCACAGAAGCAGAGGCAGAAGTAGTCGGGATAGACACATTCTGGAACTGACCAGCAGTAATCACAGCAGGAGACACAACAACAGAGCCAGACGAACCAGAAGCGATAGCAACAGTTGTTTTCACAACGAAGTTACGCAACTTGTTAGTGCCGTAGGCTTGGCGGTTTTGTGGGTTGACAGCAAACACACCAGCGATAGTGAAAGTATCACCAGCGTTGAGGTTCAAAGTACCAGTGTTAGCAGCTGTAACAGTAATAGTGCTTGAAGATGCCCAACCAGAGGTCAGGAAGCCAGTAGCAGTAGTAGTAGCAACAGAAGCAGTCACAGTAGTGGTGCTGTTAGAGCCAAAAGTTTGAGCAACCACGTTCTGGTCTAATTTCCAGTTCATGCCACCAGAGTCACGACCCATCAAGCCCTTGCGGTATTGCTCACCGATAGCCTCTTGAGGTACGAACAAACCTTTCAAACTGTCAACGATAGTTGCAGATGTGAAAGGCTCAACGATACATGAACGACGGCCATCGCGTGGTGCGCCTTCAGAATCAAGGTAAGCGCCAGCAGTTAGATAAGTAATCAAACCTGTGGGTGGTGTACCAGCAGTACCAACGATGTTGGCGGTCTGCAAAGTAGCCATAGACAAACCATCGCGGTCAATCTTGTTGGCGATAGCTGCAACAGCAGGCTTCAACACGCGGTCGCTAAACATATCAAGGCTCAGAGCCAAGTCTTGTGTAGTGAACTGTGTGTCAACGTGGAACTGTGTACCCAAGGTAACTGGAACTGATGACTCGTTAAAGTCTTCTACGTTCAGCGCAGGGCCAGTAGTTCCGATAAAACGACCTGGTCTACGTACGTTGACAGTAGCGCCAATTTTGGCACCGACAACAGCAAACTGGTCATCATAGTTGCGGTCGACTTCTGAAGTGAAGGTCAACTCGTTTTCCAAAACCATCAACGCTTCGTTGGTGATTTTCGATATGGTCAATAAATTATTAGCCATTTCATTTCCTTAAAAAATTAAAAAGATTAGGTTTAGCGAATCTTCCCAGCCTTGCGAGCCTCTTTCCATGCTTGAAATGTTCCATGCCACTCACCATTGGTGGATAGCGGTACATCAGCAGGATTAGACCCTCTCAGCGGTTGGATTGGCGCTGGTGCTTTACTTCGAGCAATCGTTTTTGGCTCTGGTGCAGTTTCCTTTACCTCAAACCTTGCCTCTAACTTACCTATCTCTCTCAACGCTTGTTTAGCAGATAGTCCTGCGATTTTCTTTGCAACATCTTCATTCTCAGCCAGATGGTAGAGGATTTGTGGCCCTACATCGCTCTCAAGAATCGCATCTCGAATGTCATCATTTACGACCACATCACTAGATGCCACTATGTCATCAAAGTCTGGCAATGACGCTTTAGCTGCTTGCACTTTACTTGCCCAAGTCTCTATGACTTTCTGGCGTTCTACTGCTTCTTTAGCCTCTGCATCTTGCTTTCGCATCTCACCGATTCGCTTGTCAGCCGTGTATTCCGCTAGGGCTTTGGCATACTCAAACGCATCGTTGAACTGACTAGGTTGTGGCTCTTCATCAACTTTAGGCGCTTGTGGCGCTGGCTGTCTCTCAAGTGCCGCTAAACGGGCTTCTAAGGCTTGCCTTGCTTCACGTTCTGTTTGCGCTTCTTTACGCGCTTCTTCACGTTGCTTGGTTATCTCAGAAAAACGTCTTTCGAGTTTCGGATTCGCTTTAGGCTTTTCCTCTTGCTCTTTTTCTATCTCAGGTTCACTCCGTTCCTCCACCACTTCGGTTGGCTCTGTTTGCACAGCCTCAACTTCGGGTTGGTCGGCTAAACCTAATCTATTTGCATAAAACGCTGCCGCGTTTTCGCTAGTCAATACTTGACCGGCTTCTTTGTCAGACATTACGTGTCCCTACGGATTTACCCAGTTAACCTAACTGGTAAGGTGTTGGTAATTTACCACTTTATTGTTGCTGTGTCAAAGGACTGGCTTGGTCGGCAATGTCTTGAGCCGCAATTAACATTGTCTTATCTTGCTCTGCATTACGTTTCTCAATTTCTTCTATGAGCCTTGAGGTATCCATCCTGTGCAATAGAAGTTGAACAATCGCATCAATCTCAGTCTTATTCTGACTTGTGAGTGAACGTGTGTTCTGGTCGTTGACCTTAACCTCTGCCATGATTTCAGTGTTATGAGCCTTGGCGGTCTGGCGCATGAGTTCGCGCTTATTCTCGTTATCTTGCCTAACTTGCTCAATATCACCGCGCTGTTGGATAAGCGTTGTCATGGCCTCCAACTGCTGTTGCATTTGTTGCATTTGTTGTTTGGATTGTGCAATTTGCATCTGAACTTGTGGCGGTATATCTGACTTCTCGTCAATCTGGCTCATTGGGTTCAAAGCTGCCAAGCGGTCAGCAATCACATCAGCGCCAGGGAAGTCCATATTCCTAAACACCAAGTCACCAGCCACATTAAACAATTCTGGTTTAGCAAGTAGCGGCATCATTGCGTCTACGGCTTCTTGACGCTTGCTGTTGTAGCCTGGGCCAGTCTCCATAACCACATCGTATTGACCGATTGAGGTGTCGTTCAAGATATTACCGATTGCATCTTGCTGGTTGAGGTCAATCATATTAGATTTGCCGTCTTCACCAATAATCCGCAACACGCGTTCCGTGTCATAGATTTTAGGGATTAGGTCAAGAATAATCTTGCCTACATGGGCAATCGAGCGGGTTAGATTGTCGTAGTAGTCATAGTTAGTCAGGTCAACTTGCTGTTGCTGTCCATTCAATGCCTTGCCTGAGATGTTGCCTTGACCTAGTTGTGCAGGGTCAAAGATACCCATGATGGCTTTAATATCGTCAGAAACAATGGCAGCTGCCGCCATAGTTCCAGCAGGCGGTGGCTCTGGTTGCAAACGCTGTGGAGGTGGCGCTGTACGACCTTCAATGTCTGTTTGCTTGTAACGCAACAGAGGGAATGACTTGATGTTGGCTTGCGCCCAGTCGTTCTCATGTCCTTCGTCTTGACCCTCTGCCATAACCCATTTGGCTTTAGGCGCTAGGGCGATAGATTCTGTAATTGAGGTTTGCCAGAAGTTATACATACGCTGACTGTCTTTAGCGTAGCGCACCATGCCAAACTTCTTACGCTTGTCACCGATAACCACATGACGGCCATAAACAGGAACGATAGGGATATAACGGCTTGGCCAATCACGCTCTTCAATAACCTCGATGGCGGTTAGTTTCTTGTATTTGATGGTCTTTTTAAACGATTCGCGGGTATCAATTACTGTAATGCCAGCCATCGCCAAGCGGTTAAAGAAGTCTTTGTCATCAGCAAAAGTGCTAGAACCATCGCTCAATAGGTATAACTTAGCCTTTTCGCGTACTGTGTAGTAATACTCGGCTAGGCGTATATCCTCTTTGGTAATCCATTCTGATTGGCTGTCACCCGTACCGCGTTGGGTAAATGATGTGCCATCGTCATTGTCTGGGTATAAAGAGCGGAATACCTCTTTGCTCATCATTGTGGTGATTAAGCACTTTTCAGCGTCTGAGCCGTCAGGCAATATGCTGTTAGGGTCA